TTTCTTTTCGTTTAATTTTAGTTTTAGTTAATTCTTCATATCCTTTTTTATCGGTAATGATAGAAGGTATTGATTTTTTAGGTAAAATTTCTAATGCTTCTAATATAGTATTGTAATGCGATTTACTAAATGAATCTATATCTGGATTTTTTACACCCAATTCTATTAACCTATCTTTTGCTTCTGCTATATTTTCAGCAGGTACAAATTCTTTAACCGTACTTTCCAATTCAGGCAACGGCAAATTAAAATTATTCTTTGCTAAATCTACAAACTCACTTGGAACGCTAAAATAAGGGTGAGCCTCACTTCCCTTTGTTGGAAATATCTCCCCATCTTTTCCTGCATTAAAATTCCACATCGGGTCTTTATCGGAGTGCGACTTTTCAACCGCCTCACTCACCTCGTCCTCATCACTTAATCCGTCTACTTCTTCTAAATCTTGTTCATCTAATTGTTCAACTACGCACTCACAATTAAAATGATTTGGTGGATAGTTAGCTGACCAAAAGTCATTATCAACAGGTAAAGTAATATCATCCAAAGAAGCACAAATTTCGCAGGTGTGGTCATCCATTACTGCCGAATATCTTAAATAAGGTCGTTCTGCTTTATTCTTTTGTATTTCAGTCCACTTACTTGCAGCCCTCGAACTTGCAACTGCCGTATCAAATTCAGTCTTTAACCAAACTTCATTATACTTATCAAATACCTCACCTGCAACTTCTTCAAACTCTTTAAAAGAACGTACTAAACCATTTTCATCTAACAATAAACTACCCATTTCCATAGTTTCATTAAATACTTTTGAGGCTGAAAACATATAAACATTAGTTGCTAACTCGTTTATCATTGCTTCATCTTTACTATCTAATAAAATCTTATGCAAAGGGGCTTTAAAATCGTTTTTAATCTTTGGATTTAATTTTCCTTGAGGTCTTTTACCTTGTTTATATCCCTTTACAAGCGCATCTAATAACACATCGGCAGTGGCTTCATATAAATTACGATTAAGATTTGTAGGTGTATTTTCTCCTATGTAAATCCTATGTAACGTATCTTTTTTATATGACTGCAACTTATCCAATTAATGTTTATGTGAATAAATTTCGTTTAACTTACTCTTTACTTTTGAATTAAAAGCTGGGTTAAAACTTTGATCTATTGGTATTTCCTTTTTAGTTACTTTAATTCCACTTTGCTCAATGAAATCATTTATATCAATTTCTAACCCTGCATCACTCATCGTCTTAGCAACTGTCGCCCACGTTTGCGCTGTTTTTGCCATCGTTTCTTTCTCGAAAATCTCCTCTGCATCATTCTTAATCTTATACTTCTTACCAACTGGCAAAGGTACCCCTAACTTTATTAATTTAGGGATTAAATGATTGTTAATTACATATTCCTCAAAACGTGAATCTATACTTTCACATTCCGCAAGTGCCTGATCTGTTGGCGACATATCACTTCCCTGCTGACTTCCTAACTTACCAGGAACACTATCAATAGCATCTGCATGACCTAATAGTATTTTAGATATAATCTTAATACATCTTTGCTCTAAGTTATCATAAGACTGCCAACCTGTACCACTATTAGATGTTTCTGCAAACTCAAACTCATCCATCTTGTCCATTATCATGTACCCTGATGACCCTAAATTTTGTGCTGCTTTTTCCGCTTTATCTCTCTCCTCGTCGCTGTCTTTTGTTGTCTTAATTACTACTGTTGGTTGTCCATATCGTTCAATATAATCAGTATTCCATCCAATAATAGAACGCATAACAATTTCATACAAAGCAACTTTATATAGCAATCCATAGCCGCATTTACTTACCCCGTTTTCACTTGGAGTTGGTACATATAAACTCCAATCATAATAACTGTTTCCGTTAGGGTCTTTTTCGTTTTCATTCATAAAATTTATACCTGTTGGAATATACATAAATGAACTTAAGACTAATCTGTCAGGACTTACATCGGCACGTCTTGTTACCTGTACATTAGGAAACTCCCCATCAACCATATCACCAAAAGTAATTAAAGAATAACCGTAATATTGAGCATCTAAAATATAGTTTCTCATTAATTGAAACCAATCCTTTTGAATTAACTTTGTCGCTTCTCCATCTTCTACTCCCTCATCATCTACTATTGAAAAATTTTTTAGTAATGTTAAATTTTTACGTTTCTGAATACACGCTGCAACATGACCATTTAATACAGTATCTATAAATATTTGCTGCATTTGTACTCGATAAGGTAAAGCAGCTAAAGGACGTTCAGCCTCTAATATTGCAGACCTCCAAAATGAAGTATCTACTTTAATTCGGACTAACTGTACTGGACCTCTATACTTATTTAATTGGTGTGCGTTTCTCTCTATATTCTGTTGCAATCCCTCTGTTACTTGGTCAGGTGTTCCATGACTTGAAATACCTGGAAAGAACATATTTTTTATTCGGGTCGCTATTGTTGTTTTCTCTGACATTATTTTGTTATTTGTTTTAACTCGGTTAAATGGCAGTAGTTTTCTTTTGTCGTATCTCTTATAAAACGCTCGTTATTGTTGATATATTCCAAAGCCTTTATTTCTTTATCTGTAAAGTCGAAATCTGATAAATATCCTGTTTGGATAAATGTTTCACCGCAACAATCTGCAACGTGCTTTACATACTTTGCCATCAATATTAATAACTCCTTATCCCTCATAAATCTTAAATAAATCTTTTGTTCTCATTACTTTTATCGAATGATTTAATATACAATCTGACTTTAACCATTTAGCTAATCGCATTGTTATTTCGCAATAGTAATACCATTTAGTTGGTTTTAAATTCATCTTATACCTTATTCCTTTTCCCAAGTTTATGTTTTATGATTATTCTTTTAAAATGACTTACTAACCTTTTTTCTATTTTGATAAATATTCTTAATCCTATTTTACAATACCAATACCAAAAGGAATATTGTTTTTTCAAGGTTAATATCCATTAATTTTACGAATCTGACCTCCGAATCTTATCCTTGCTCCCTGACTTGGCTGTAATTCAGGTGCTGATAATGTTACGTCCCCTTGAGCGCACATTTGTAACCAAACTAAACACTCATCATATTTCTTTTGCCACAATTCGGGTATATTTCTTGGACTAATTAATGGTGAAAGTTTAGTTAATGTTATCCATACCATACATTCAACTATTTGAGCGTTTCTATTATCCCCATAAGTCCACGTTTGCGATTGCCACGTTTCAATATCACTTCCAGGTATTACGTTTGTATTTTCCTTTAATGATTTCCACACTACCCCATTATAAGCTACTGTTACACCACTTATATAAGTTGTTGAACTATTCCACGCCGTTGGTAATACTGAATTAGGATAGAAATTAGTAACTGAATAAAGTACACCTACTCCCCAATTCAAAACTCCATTAATAGGGTCGTCAGGAAATATATTTTGTTGTGGAATATTCGCATAGGTATAAGATTGTAACTCGGCTATGTGGTCAGGTATAATAGTTGGTATTAAGTTCTTATATATTTTACCTTTCCAAAACACTCTATCCCCCTCGAAATATTGCGTTTTAAGATTAAATAAAGGATAAGGGTAAGCTATATAGTATAAATCGTATTTAGCTCCTAATTTAGCCCAATAAGTTATATTTGTCGGTACTTCGTGCGCTCCTGTTGTCGCTAAAATACAAATATAACAATTGCCGTCAGTATAATTAACAGTATTGCCTGCTGTATAGTTACCTATATTAGTCCAATCATTAAAGTTTAATTCTATTAATGTATTAGCTTGGTAAGTTGTTGCTGAATTAAATATTACGGTATTTTGAAACTCTGCAGCTGTATCGTATTTCTGAATTAAATATGATGTTATTTGCGCCTGACTTGCTGCCTCTTTTAATATTCTTTTAGCATCTATCCCTTGTAATAACTGATTTAAGGCAGGTGTTTGTATATTGGAAGTGTAGTCGTATAAACGTAAGTATCCCATTTGTTTTTATATTTCACAAATGTACTTATTTTGACTTTAAATCATTAAATAGTAATTTATTAAATATTAAAATCCATGCTTAGATACTCGTTTGCCTGACTGTACGTTACTGAATGATTTACCGCCTCGTTGATATAGCTCGTATTCAGATGCAAAAGCATATGTAAGTATATAGCGTGTAAGGTCGACAAAATGCCCGAATGGTTGATAACTTTGCCCTGTAACTTTATCTCTTACAGTCTTTTTATCTATACCTCCATCAGCAGCTTCTTTTGTATTTTCAAAATCTATTATAGCCTGCTTACACCTTTCGTGAATAGTAATATTAATACCTCCGAACTCTAACTCTAAAATAGTGTTAAAGAAATTTAGCGACATTACTACACTTGGATTGCTTATAGCCACCCTCCTACTTGGTTTGTATTCTTTTAATCCGTCAATAATAAGCCTGAACAAGTCGTGTCCTTCCATTTGTTTTACATCTTCCTTTTGTGAAGTAGCATCACCATAAATAAATAACCCCGATGTATGGCTTGGAAATTTTCTCTTTATTTCATTACACATCCACCCTACTTTGTTATTGGGATATTTAGCTGCAATACAATCAATCATCCTTATTTGTTTGCCACTTATTTGAAATATTCCTGCTGGGAAATAGGGGTTTACATTCTCATCTAATGATATGTGCAATGCTAATAAAGGGTCATAATCTACTTTACCAACGTGAGTATTATAATTAAAACATTTCAACGCTTCACCTCCTACTGAAACCCTACCCCATTCACCTAATACATAAATCTTATATAAATTAGGGTTAATTCGCACCCGTTCCATTAAATGCTTTTTATAGGCATCATCTAAAAAGAGATTATCATTGAACGTTGTTTTTAATACAAATACATCATCATCAACAGTATCAAAAAACCTTGTTTTTAACCAATGGTTTTCATCAATAGGATTAAATGTTAATATAAATTGTTTGTAGTTTAATGTTTCACCCCGTACCCTTAATTCTAACTGATTAAAGTCGCCCTCGTCTAATTCTGTTGCTTCCTCACACCAAACAGATGTAATACCTGCAATAGATTTTATCTTTTCGGGATCATCCATTCCTGCTAATATAAATTCATTGCCCGACTTATGTGTAAATCTCATTTCTGATTTATTCACCGTAAATTCAGACATTACACCTAAATCAATTAACTGGTCTTGGATGTTTTGATAGATAGAATTTCTTAATGTGGTTGCTACTTTACGGATGCAAAGTATTCTATGTCCTTTTTCGGTTAATATTCGAGCACAAAGTTTTTGAACTGTTGCTATTGATTTGCCCGAACCTGCGCCCCCTAAAAGTACTGCGTATCTATGTTCACTTTCAATAAATGGAAGGTAAACATCATTTACTATCATTATTCTTTTTTAGCTTATCGGACGCTTTCTCTATTACAAGGCTTCGCATTTCAACTGTACTTTCAACTTTTGCTTGTATCTCTGTTGGAATAAGTTTAGCTGCCACATTATAGAAAGCGGCAGGATTTTGTTTGCCCCAAGCTATTATATTAGCTTTAGGGTCATGTTGTAACTCATTAAAAGCTGCTAAAACAGTTTCTTTGACCGTTTTAATCTGTTGTGTTAAAACGTTTGGAGTTCCTTTAACTTTTCCTCCTACCTTTTTATGTCCTTTTGTAAATTTTGCCATTCACTAATTCTCACACTTTTAGTGAGTTCTAAAACACAAAATTAAGCAATTAATCAACACAAAACACATTTTGTTGAACTTTTTTTTATTTTTTGTTAAAATTGTTGTTTTGATTAGTTGGTACGGTACTAATTAACTACTGTTAAAACTTGCATAGATAGTAACTTTTCTACACAGACCCTATAAACATTGAGTATTTAACTTTTCACCTACCTTTTTTAAAATAAAAATTTCGTTTGCTAAAATTCTAAAATAACGACCTTTGTGAAATTTAACAATCCATCCTAAACTGCGTCGGTATTCCTCTGCGGTATCTCTCGTGATGTTTCCTAAATTAATACAACGTCTTGTTGTTTCAATGAATTTATCTGCAACTAATTTTCTGCGTCTTCTCAATCCTGTCATAGGAGAACGATAACCTATGATTTCAGCCTGTTTGCGACACGATATAGATGTTTCTAATTCCAACGGTACATTACAAGTCTTATATTCCCCATTCGCTTTTTTGATAACCTTTTCGGTCTTGCATAGAACGTTAGCTTTTGAGAATAGTTTTTGTTTGAACTGTTGATTTTCGATATTTTTACATAAAGCAATATACTCAAAATTGCTCCGTAAATCTTTATTGTTTTCTAAATAAATGTATTTCGGGTTGATATGTGGATATAATTCCAATATCTGTTTCTGACCTATTAAGAACATACCGCCTTTTCCATTACTTTTAACGAATTTAAGACGTTCTAATCTTCTTAGGTATAGATAATATGTTTTCTTACTTATTGTGTAACCTAATGCGCTTAAATTAACTTTCCGAAAGTTTGGTACAAATCCGCTGGGGTGCGAAACCTTTAAAGTACCTAATAATGAAATAAGTTTTAAATTCCCTTCTTCTGCCATTTGGCAAATAAAGTGTTGAGGAAATTTAACTTGTTTATTCATAACTTATTTAAACGCAAAAACCCTAACCAATTAGGAAAGGGTCAATGTTAGGGTAATTGCTTTATCGGTTTCCCGAGTATCTTTTAAATGTTTTTCTTTTGTTATTATTCGACCCTTTCCAAAAGCCCTATAACAAAACTTGATGCAAATATAACCATAATATCAATCACTTTTACAAATGTTTCGTTTTTATTTATAAACAATTTGTTAATTATATCTTTTCGGGTAAACTCATTCCTTTTATTTTACCATAAGCAAGATTAATAGCTGACCATACTTTCTCATCTTTAAACTTCAAATGTAAAGTCCCCTTTAAAAATCCCTTTATCTCAAAGAACCCATCGTACTTTTCAATTCTTTTATTTTCTCCCTCACCATAAATATGTTCAAAATCCCAGTTGTACCATACATTAGGTTGCATCTTTATTTCTCTGCAATATGTATAAAGGCTTGGTAATTCATCGTAATTTTTACCCATTAAATTGCATAGAACTTTAACTAAATCCTGCAATTTATCCTGATGCTGTGAGTAACGAGGTGAAAGAAAATTAGTCCATCCTTTCTCTACACAATAAGGAACTATAATCTTTTTATTTAATAAGTGTCCCAAGTTTGTTTTCCATCCTTCGACATTATATCTATTTTCGTGAGTGTGTTCCGTAAATTTATCAATTATTTCTACAATAGAACGGTTAAATGTTTCCTGCCGAGTTCCCACAATTATTTCAAACATCTTATAAATGTTTTTCATTGTGAAAGGTATATTTTGTTGATTTTCTACAAATGAATTAATATCTTTCATTACTCCGCTGGTTACATATTTATCCATATTCATTTTTTTAAATAAATACTTCCACGCTTTTTTCTGTAATTCTTTTTTATAATCTTCTTTTGTGCAAACAGATTTATTATGTTCTATATTAAAAGTAAAACCACCTACATTAAACAAAGTATTTAATTCGTTCATTTTTTTAGATATTATACTAAACTCATCAAAACACTTTACTGAATAAACGTACCTTTGAACTACATCACGAATAGTATTAAAAGGCATTATTCCATTTTCGCCTTGTTCTTGTGGTTCATCTTCTAAAAAAAAGCCGTCAAATTCGTTATTAGAATGATTTGGTTTATGTAGTTTAACATATCCTATACTTACATCCGTTTTACGCTCTGAATCACTAAATACGTTACCTAAATTAATAGAAGTTCCATAATCTTCAATAAGTCTTTCTAATCGTCTTCTATCTTGTGAATATGAATTATTTATTGTTTCCCAATTTAATAGGAATGATATTTCGCATCCATCGGGAGCTATTTCCCAAGCATGAAGCAAATGAGTTGCACCATTACTAAATGGAGGATTTGCTATTATACTATTAATGTGGCTTATTTGTTCGGCTGTTACTTGTAAAAAATCGTATCCAATAAACTTAGATTTAGCTTTAACTATTTCTGCTAAATCTTTATTAATTTCGCATGATAACACTTCTTTTGCGCCATTTATTTTAAGGTAGTCTATTATATTGCCCTTACCTGCTGATGGCTCAAGTATTATTTTACCTTCACAATCAATATCCATCATTTGTAATACTGAATCAGGTGTTGGATAAAAGTTCTTATTGAACATTAATAACCCCCTTCCTAACCTCCATTAAATAATTGTGTATTTCGGTATTAAGGCTCTCCAATAACTCATTGTCCTCTTTACTTAAACCTTTCTCTATTTCTGCTATCAACTTATCCAGTTGTTTAATTGTTACGTTAAATTCGTGCTTTGGCTTTTGTTTTAATTCACCAATTAAGAAAGTAGAGTAATCGGTTGTTGTTTTTAGTAAAGCTACAAATAAGCAGATAGCAGCTTGTTTTTCTTTGTCGCTCATAGTACAATTATTAATAGTGTGTAAATCGCTAAAGTAGCACCCATAAAAATTATTGTTAAAGTTTCTTTTTTCATTGCTTTGTAGTTTTTAGTTAATAATTATTTTAAATTTTCGGCAAATATAGTATATACTTTTGAATTAGCAATACTTTATTTGTTAAATTTTTAATTATTTTTGTAAAAAGCGACTAATTTACGTTTTTTAGCGGTTAAACTTCGGGTTGTCTTTCAACTCAACTTCAATTTTCACATTCAACCAGTCATTTAACACCTCATCGAAATAGGCATCACGCTTGGTAAGGAAGCATTGGTATCTTTTAGAATAGACCTTTTCAACTCCTGTTTGAATATCTTTGATGGACTTACTTTGTTTCTTTGCCATCTTTATTTAACCTAATATCCGCCTTGCATGATTTACAACGGTAAAATTTATTCTCGATAATGTAATATGTTTCTTTCGATTCGCAATAAGGACAAATAACTCCCTTGCTATTTGCGTAATCTACTATGTATTTTCTGTAAGTTTTTTTCATAAAAAGAAAAGACCTCCCAAGTGTGCATTGTTAAGAGGCAAGGGAGGTACTTTAATTAGTTGATTTTAGAAAGGAAGTGATTTGTCTAAAACGTCAGCAGTTTCAGTACGTTCCACTTTGGAACTAACTTCTAACTTCCAACATTCAGTACTGCCAAAGTATTTAACTTC